TAGGGAATAGGCCGGGTAGCCGCCTCCGGCCTTTTACCGCAAAGTGAAAATTGCACGACCGAAAACTTCCTGTCCGGCGGTAAACTCCCTTTCATCCCATGGCGGCGTCGGCTCCATTCTTTCTTGCCGTGAATTATCCGTGGCTCAACTACGGCTGCGACTTCGGCGTCTCTCCCTGGGGCTACTCGGGCGTGGCGCTTCCGCAATCGCAGTCGACCGTAGCCGCCGACTTCGCTCGCATCAGATCCGCACAAGTCTCCGTCGTGCGCTGGTTCCTGCTCTGCGATGGACGCAGCGGCATCCGTTACGAAAACCGTATTCCGGTTGGCCCCGACGATTCTCTTTTAAAAGATGTAGGCGCAGCACTCACACTCGCATCACAAGCCGGACTGCAAATCTGTTTTTCGCTTTTTGATTTTCTCTGGCTGCAGGTTCCCGACAGCGGAGCTTCTGATGCAAAGTTTCCCGGACGCGCGGCTTTGCAATTCGCCGGCGGCCGCGAAGCGCTCCTGCAAAAAGTTCTCATTCCGCTCTTTCGGGAATTCCAGAAACATCCCGCGATCTTTGCTGAGGGCGATCGGTGTCCTCGGGGCGATGAGCGTCATGGGATCACCTGCGGCACGAAGGGCGCGAGCGCATCTTCGAACCCGTGCGGCACGTCGAGCGCCGGGGTGATGCTCGCGAGGTCGCGCCCGAGCGTCGCGTAGTGCGCCGTCAACAACCCGATCACCTGCACCAACCCCGGATCGAGCGGGTCGGTGCCGCACGTCAGATCGACGCGCCACCCTTCGAGCGGGCGCACGTCGGTCGGCAGCGGGCCGAGCAGCTGCACGAGGCCGCGCCCCGGTTGCACCACGTACGCGGCGGCGTCGAGCACGTGATCGACCCCCGCGGCGTCGGTGCTCGTGACCGCCGCGACGCTGATCACTGGTTGCGACGAGCCGGGCACCGCGAGCAGCGTGCCCACGACGATCCCGGCGCTGTCGTAGAAGAGTTGATGGGCCTGCGACGCGATCGCGCGGGCGGTGCGCTGCTCGACGTACTGCCGCGCCGCCGCGATGAACGCCTGCATCAACGCATCGCGCGGATCGCCGACGGCCCAATCGAGGCCCGCGCGCAGTTTCCCCTCGTCGAGCGTGAGCGGCTCGTCGGTCGGCGCCGTCTTCGCGACGCGCACGGGCAGCGCCGCGACCGTGGTCCACGCCATCAGGGTTTCCGCGGCGGTCGTGGCCGCGCGCCTCGGTACGTGCCGGTGGTGAACTGCCCCGCGGGCAGCGTCGCTTGGATCGTGTCCGCTCGGAGCGGTGACCCCGCGGCCGACGCATCACGCGCGGGCAACTGCACGACGACGATGCGCGCGTCGTAGTCGGCGCTCGTGCACGTCGTGTGCGGCGCGTCGTCCACCGGACACGGCCCCGGATCCCCCCACCACCACATGGCCGGTTACGCCGCCTTGCCGGTTTGCCACGCGGCGCCGTCCCAGTGCGCCTCGCTGGCGTCGCCGAGCACGACGGATTGCAGAGTCGTCCACGCGGTCTGCGGCGTCGCGACGATCGATCCGATCGCCGCAAAGTCGGCGGGCGGCGCGGATCCCGCAGGGGTCCAGCTGCCCGGTGTGCCCGCGGTCGCCCCGGTGGCCGGGGGCGGCGGCGGTGGTGTGACGGGATCGTTGCTCCATCCCGGTTCGCTCATGGGTCGTTCGCCGGGCGGGGGTTCGGTCGACGAGATGCCGTCACTCGGTGGCGCATTGCTCCACCCCGGATCCCCCACGGCGCGCGTCGTTTTGTCTGCCATCGGTCTGTGTCCTTTCGTCGAGGCGGTGCGCCCCCGCGCGGAAGCGCACCGTGTGACGGGTCGCCGCCTAGATCAGGCCGGTCACTTTGCCGAACGCACCGGGACGATAGACGGCGAGCGCGAGCCGTTCCTCTGCGCGGATCGCCACCAAGTTTTTGATGAAGAAGTCTTGGTGCGAGTTGCTCGCCTCGACGCGAATCCCGCCCTTGCGGAACACCTGCGACATCGTGCCGAACGCGCCGACGAGCGCGGTGTTCGCCACGATCGACGGGGTGATCGCCACGGGCGTGCCCCACAGCGACGCCGTCGGCAGCGATGAGAACGGCCCGCCGCCGAAGTACTGCCCCTGCGCGTCTTTCGACGTCGCGATGGTGAACCAATTCGCGGGGTTCATCACGATGCCGTCGGGATACACGAACGCGGTCGTGGCGATCGCGGTGATCTGACGCAGGATCGCGTCGGCGTTCCCCTCGGGCGGTGTCGCCCCGGCATTGCGCGCGACGGCCGTCGCGAGGCCCGCGCGGTTCATCACGCCCATGATGTTGGGCGGCGTGCCGTTCCCGTTCAATAACTGATCTTCCTCGGCCAGCTGCACACCGAGCGTCAACCGCGCATCGATGTACGACGAGATCGCGGGCACGTCTTCGAGGAACTCTTCAGTGACCGGCAACCAGTGCGCGATCTTCGAGACGGGATCCGTGCGCTGATCGAACACGAGCGCCGATTCTGGTTTGGCGAGGCCCTCGGCGACCGCCGCGGCGGCGTTGGTGAACGTCGTCTCCACCATGTAGATGATCGCGTTGGACGTGGCCTGCCCCGACGCCATCAGATCGGAGACGACGAGCCGCTTGAACATCACCGATCGGACGCCCGGCAAGTATTGCGGCACGAGCAGCTTCCCGCCCGACGCGGGATCCTCGGTGAGCGTCGTCGCGTGCAGGGGGCCGAAACACTCGACGGGCGGCGACGCCCACGCGCCGTTGCGGCGGTGCCCGCCTGCCGCGAGGAACGCGCGCACGCCCTCGTCGCTCACGAATTGCTGCCCGACCGATAGGCGCGACGCCGCCGCGCGCGGGTCCGCGCCGTTGTTGCCGCCGTCGGCGGTCATGCCTTGCACGAGCCGCACGAGCGCGGCGTCGCCCTGCATCCCGTCGATGCGTGCTTGGATCGCGGCGCATTCGTCCTGTTGCACCTTGATCGCCGCCTTTTCGTCGGCGGTCATCAGGCGCCCGACGACGGCCGGGGTCGTCGCGGTCGCAGGCGTCACCACGTGGTCTTGACACGCGCGCGCCGTATTCTCGACGAGCGCGCGGAGCGCCTGCTTTTTCGTTCGGAGATCGGTTTCGAGTTGTGCGAGGTTCATGGCTTATAGCTCCGCTTCGGTGGCTTGCCGCGCGAGGTCGAGTTGCTCGGCGAAAAACGCAGCGCGCTCGTGGGCCGTGGCGGTGTGCTCGTGGGCCGTGGCGGCGGCGGGTGCCGGAGCGGCCACGGGGGCAGGTGCGGCGACGCTGCCCCCGAGGCGCGAAATGGTTTCGTGCAGCGTCGCGACCCGGTTCACCATCCCGGCCGCTAACGCATCGGGCGCGCGCAGCACGCGGCCCTTCCCGAACGTGTCGCGGACGATCGCGGCGTCGAGGCCCCGGCCCGCGGCGACGTCCGCGAGGAACTGCGTGGCGAACCCCTCGACGACGCTTTTGCGGTGCGCGAGGGCCGAGTCACTGAGCGGGCCACCGTCGGCGCCTTCGCCCTTGTACTCACCGCCCCCGGCGATCAGGGTGTGTTTGATGCCGCGGCGTTCGAGCGCGGCCGAGATGTCGGCGTAGAGCGTGTAGACGCCGATCCCGCCGACGAGCGACGAGGGCGACGCGACGATCTCGGTGGCCGCGGCGCCGATCCAGTACGCCGCCGATCCCATCAGGTGATTCGATTGCGCGACGATCGGCACCTGCGCGCGGGCCGCGAGCACCTCGCGCGCGAACTCGTGCGCCCCGGCGACGTTGCCGCCCGGCGAGTTGATGTCGAGCACGATCGCGCGTGGGCGCGTGGCGACCGCCGCCGACAACGTGTCGCTCAACCCCTCGAACGTCGCGCCGCCGCTGATGTCACTGAGCAGATTGGCGCGCGGCGCGATCATCCCGTGCACCGGGATCACCGCGACCCCACCCGTGGCGGTGGTCGGCGGGCGACGCTGCGCGACCGCGGCGCTGATGTCGTCGTCGCTGGCGTGCTCGCCTGCGATCCGGCGCGCGAGCACCTCGGCCACCACGACGCGGGCCTCGTCGGTGAGCGCCCACGGGTGTTCGAGCACGAAGGCGATCACGCGATCGATGCCGTTTACTCGGTCGGACATGGCGGTACCTCGCGATCAGCGGTGAACGGATCCGCACCCTGTCGCAGCAGGGCATAGGTGTGCGTCGTGACGGTCGAGGCATAGGTGGTGGCGCGCGCCGGGCCGAGCAGCGGCGTCAACGCGCCCGCCAACTCGCACACGCCGCGTTGATAGTTGAGGGCCTCGGCACGCGTCGCCGCGGGCACGCGGCCCAATCGGCTTTTTTGCCGGTGCCACGTTTCGCGGACGATGCCCGCGATCGCCTTCGTCGGCGGCGTGATCGCGGGCGCGTCGATCACCTCCCCCACGAGCGCGCGGGTGGGCGTCACCGTCGGCACCGGGGGCAACGCGGCCGGGCCACCCTGTTGCGCGGCGAGTTCGTCGGCCGTCGGATCCTCTTTCATCGACGGCAGGTTGAGCCGCGCGCGCCCTTCGTTCGCCGTCATGATCGGGCGCCCGACGGTCGCCTGCAGCGCCGCGGCCTGTTCCTCGAAACTGCCCTTCAATTTTTCCGCGATGTTGAACTCGACGTAGATGCCGTCGCGGTCGGGCGACTCGGGCACGAGCGACCCTTCGATCTCGGCCTGCACCATTTCGAGCCACGGGCCGAGGGTGTCGGCGTAGAGTTGCTTGTGTTGCTCTTTGATGTTCGAGAAGGTCGCGTGGTCGAGGATCCCGACGAGCGGCAGCGGGATGTGGTACGCGCGCGCGCAGTCTTCGCGCGATAGCTTGCGCGACTCGGAGTATTCCGAATCGACGGCGCTGTGCGAGGTGTTCGACCACGTCATCCCGTCTTCGAGGACCGGAACCATCCCCGCGTTTTCGGGACCGGCGAACCGTTCCATCCACTGCTTGCGCCACTCGCGTTTTTGATCGGACGTCCAACGCGGCGCGTCTTTCGGCCGCTGGATCACGCCTTCCATGCGCGCCGCGTTGCGCCAGAACGATTGCCGGAACGCCAACGCGGCGGCGTCCTCTTCGAGCAACGGGCGCAGCGTGTCGATCGGCGAGAGGCCCATCTTCGGATCGAATGGGTTGTAGCCCCCGTAGACGACGAGGTCGCCGGGCACGATGTCGAGCGGCTCGCGGCTCACCCCCGCCCACCGGTACCCGCTCGGTAACAGGCCCCCGTAGACGGTCATCTCGGCGGGCGGCAGGCGCACGAGGCGCACGCGCAACCGGCCCTGCTCGATCGAGCGGACCTTGTACCAGTAGGCGTTGAAATAGATCCCGAGGTCGGCGATCAGACTCTCGATCAGGCGGTAGCGCGTCGTGCTGCCGTTGGGGTGCGCGAGCCAGTAGGCGACATCGTGGTTCGGCAGGTGCTCGCGATCCGTGTCCGACACGCGCCGGAACACCCCGATCCCCAACTGCGCGATGTTGCGCGACAGGAAGTCGACGCACGTGCGGATGTTCTGCTGTCGCGCGTAGACCGTCGCGTACGTCGCCATGAGCCACGGCGCGTTGCCGCCGCCGCCGAGCGACGACGACGGCACGAGCGGCCGATCGGTGAACGCCTGCAACGTGCCCGCGCTTTGCACGATCGCCATTACGGCAACACCTGCACGAACGACACGTTGCCGGTGTGGATGAGGGCGTCGCCGTCGATGGGGGTTTCGATGCCGCCCTGTTTCAGCATCGCGGCGGCGCGCAGCGTGAGCCACGGCCCCGCGGTCGACCACAGCGCGCCCTTGATCGCGGTGGTGTGATCGTCTTTCAGATTGACGATCACCACTTTCAACAGGCACGGCGGTTGCCACCACCAACGGAGCACGGTGCCCGCCAGTATGGAGACGCCGCGCGCGGCGACGCCTTTTTGGGCCGGTTACTCGTCGCGCGGCAACGTGCGATTGAGACTGCGGCGCACGACCTCGGCGATCGAGATCCCGTGCCGCTTCGCCACCGCGTCGGCCTTGTCGTAGTCGCGCGACGGCAGGGTGACGTGCAGGCGCGCGGGGATGTCACCCGGCACGAGCGGCGGGCGCCCGACCGGTTTTTTCGGTTCGCGCATACGACGCTCCTTTTTCATGCGGCCACCACCAGATCGGGATCGTCGGCCGGTTCTTCGCCCGGCCCCATCGCGAGTTTCCGCGCGAGCAGGCAGGCGATCACCGGGTCGATGCGCCCGCGGCTCCGTTTTTTGACCGGGTAGATGTTGTCTTTGTTGTCGCGCTGCACGACGGCGTTCGAGACGCACCACGCGAGCAGCGGATTCCCGCCCGCGTCGACGAGGCCGTCGAGCACGTCGGCCTCGAACTCTTTGGCGGGCGCGCTCATTTGGCCGGGGTTCTGCGGGATCTCGACCACGTCGAACCCGTCGGCTTGCAGGTGGGCGACGAGATTGCCGACGTTCCACGGGTCGACGCCGACCGACGCGATCGTGTAGACCTGCGCCGCCGCGTTGATCCACTCGCGCACCAGATCCTGATCGATCCGGTTGCCGGGGTTGGTGCGCAGGATCTTCCGCTCGTCTTTCACCCACTCGCGGTAGGGCGCCTTGTCGCGGTGCGCGCGCTCGTCGAGCGTGTCGTCGGGGGTGAGACACCACGCGATCACCCGCCACGATCGGCGCGCCTCGGTCGGCGGAAACAACAGCACCACCGCGGTCAGGTCGATCTTCGAGGACATGTCGACGCCGACGTAACAGAGATCGCCCGCGAGGTCGAGCGGCGCCCACGTGGTCTGCCCGCGGCGCCACCCGTCGACCGACAACCACGGCGTCGCCGCGTCGACCCACAAGTTCAATCGCTTTTGCTTGAACGCCGCCGCGGCCGGGGGCATGTTGATCGCTTTCGTCGCGAGCGCGACGAGGTCGTCGGGCCGCACCGAGATCCCGTAGTTCGGATTCGCTTTGCGCCACGTCGCCGGATCGGTCCAATCGTCCGCGGCCTCGGCGTGCGCGATGAACGCGAAGAACGTGTCGTCGACGAGCAACCGATCGAGGATCTTGCACGCGTAGTCGTGCTGATCGCCGCACGGCGAGAGCGGATCGTCGCCCGCGGTGGTGATCTGAAAGTTCACCGGTTGACGGCGGGCGCCGGTCGCCGTCTCCATCACGTCGAGCATGTTGCGGTTCTTGTACTTGTGGTACTCGTCGGCGATCAGCACGTGCGGATTCAACCCGTCGGTGCTGTCGGCGTCGGCGCCGAGGGGTTGCAGTTTCGACGCGCTGCCTTCGTGGTGCAGGTTCGCCATCAGCACCGCGATCCGCGAGCGCAGGCCGGATGACTGCACCAGCTTTTTGCAATCGTTGAAGACGATCTTGGCCTGCTCGCGCTTCGTCGCGATGCAGTACGCCTCGGCGCCCGGCTCGCCGTCGAAGAACGTGGCATAGAGCGCGACGATCGCCGCTTCGAGTGACTTGCCGTTTTTGCGGGGGATCTCATTGTAGGCGGTGCGAAACCGGCGCAGGCCGGTCAGCATATGGATCCACCCGAACACCGAGCCGAGGCGGAACACCTGATGCGGTTGCAGCGTGATGAACTGCCCGGCCCACTCGCCTTTGTAATGGCGCAGCTGCGCGGCGAACCGCACGAACCGATCGACGCGCGCGAGGTCGAGCACGTACGGAAAATCCGCCGACCGCTCGCGCACCCGATCGCGCAGGTGACGCACGCACGCGAGCCGGTGGTACTTGCCCGCGGGCACACGTCGCGCCGCCACGTCGCGCGCGTAAGCGTCGATCAGGTGCAGGGGCATCGGGCGTATACTTTTCAACGCCCGCTGTGCCACGGTGGGCCTTCATCGACCGGGGGCCGCGTGACCGCGCGGCCCTTTTTCTTTTTCAGTGCGTCGTCGCCGGGTCGTCGTCGTCGTCGATGAGCGGCGCGATCGGCAACGGGTCGTCGAACTCGGAGAACGCGTCACCATCCGGCCCCGGCCCGCTGGCCGTCACCCGCGTGCGGCTCGACGGCGTCAACCCGAGTTCGGGCCAGAGTTTCAAGCACGACGCGAGCGCCTTCGTCTGAATCGCCAACCACGGATTCGGCATGGCGTACCCGCTCGGCGCCTTCACCACCCGCGGGTACGCCTTCGCGCGCGCCTCGTGATACCGATCCCACTCAATGCACAGCGCGAGCAGCGCCGCGCGGTCGACCTCGGTGATCTGTCGACACCGTCGCAACCGCGGCGCGAGGTCGCGCCAGTACGCCGACGCGACCGCGAGGCCGTCGAGTTCGGGCGGTGGCTCGTCGTTCGCCTCGTCGACGTCGGGTGGGCGCGGCTCGTCGACGTTGATCGGCCGGTGGCCGGGGTTGCCGTCGAGCAGTTTCGCCGCCGTCGGCCGCGGTTTCGTGCCCGGTTTCATAGACCCCCCGAAACGAGGCAGTAACTGGCCCGTTCCCTGTCACTTACAGCCTGTCGATTTCGGTGTCGATTTCCTGCCTTTTTCGGAGCGGTTCGATTATACTTGAGGACATGAAACAACACACCACAAAGACGACGACAAAGACGACGACACGACGCGACGACTTCACAGTGCTGAAGCCAGTGAAGATCGGGCGCGGCTACTACCAAATCGCGAACGATTACATCGTCGCCAAGACGCCAGACGGCTGGCGTTGGCACGACAAGCGGAACGCGTCGACCGGCGGCGAGTGGCGCAGCACGCGACTCGAAGCACTGCTCGACCTTGAAGCGTTTGTCTCGATCGACCGTTAACCCGTCACCCGAGCAGGATCGAACATGAACCCCAACACGAACGACACGAACCCCACGAACGCGACCCCGGCGACCCTCGGCGATTTCATCACGATCACCGCGTGGAAAGTCAGCGGGCAG